ACCAACTCTCTGGTCTCTCAAACTTAGAGTTAAAGAAGTATTGATACCAATTGTGGCAGATCCACTAACTCTGTTTAAGTTCAGAGTTGGTCCAAAACCGAAATTAACAGCCTGATCTTCAATGGTTTTTGTAGTTCTTGGCTTTTCGAAGTCAATTAAAGTAGGAGCAATGGTTTCTACCTCATAACCTTTTACATATGCCTTACCAGGGGAGATTTTGTAGATACCAAGGTCGTCACTAGGAACGTTACCAGATTGAGTGACTTGAGTGGAATTATAGATACCTCTATTTCCTTCGTTGTTGTTAAGACTGTTCTTAACCGAAGTTACAAACTCTTTTACGTAATAATCACCAGATTCATCAAAAGTTCTACGTGCAAGTTCATCACCTAAGAAGTTATAATCGGTATTTTTGTTAATAAGACGTAAAACACCGTCTTTTACTTCTGATAATTGAACAAAATTCGACTCATCAAAACTACCAAGTGGTTTTTTTGACAAAGTTGTCGAAATTTTCAGTCTATCGGCACCAGGAGCCGTAAAATTGTTGAATCCTTGGGCATTATCATTGAGTGAAGAGTCAACATCGGAGGAAACAATCTCTTCAACAACGTCTAAACCGACTCTATAAGAAGGAGTATTGGAATATTGATCAAGAATCAGTGTTTGGGCATTAACATTGACAAAATACCCTCTCAGGAAGTAAACACCCTGAGATAAATTGAATGATGAGCCAATAATTGCTGCATTTTGTGGAATTGTAGTTGCAAAACCCTCACCTTTAGAAATGAAAGTAGATGCATAAGTAATATTTGTGCTTGTGGTGAGAATTTCACTATCTAAAAATGTGTTTACTTCTTCATCAGAAGTGGAAGAATTCTCATAATTCAGATAAAGAGTATAAACTCCCCTCTCAGACTCACTATCTGTAATATATGTTACAACTTTTGCAGTGACTCCCGAAGTTGTACCAGTAATTGTTGTTCCAATTAGTTGGTCAAGATAAATTCCTACAGGAATGCCCAGAAATTCAGACTCAATTTGAATTCCATAGAAATTCTGAATATAGGTCAAGTCCCCAGGAATGACTTTAGCACCTTCTTTGAAGAAATGGTTACCCATTTCCTCAACTTGGTTTTGCAGAATAGACTGTAGACCAGTCAGTTCTCTTGCTTGAACAGGAAAACCAGGTTTAAATAGAACCTTATAATAATTCGACTGAGGATCAAAGTCGTCAAAATATGGAGCGACATTGAGATTAGTTTCCTGTGGCATATCTCTTAGAATTGCAAGATAACTTTAACGTCTTCTTTCTGTGAAGATGATCTGGTGACTGATGGCCTATTATCGACATAAATGATGTCACCAGAGTATTTTTGAGACTCTGGATTTGAAATTCCACTAATGAATTCTTGACCCAGATAGTAGGTACGACTATTTATTGTCGTAGATACACCTGTAAAGTTTTGGTCGATAATTAGTGTATTACCTGAATTAGGTGAGATTTGGATACTACCACCACTTGTAGGTGATGATGTAAATTTCAATTGTTCAAAACCATACACAGGAACAGTGTTCTGAGTACCATCAGTATTGAAACCAGCAGTTCTTCTATCCTGCCAATACTTCAAAATACCAGTTTGTTGGTCGTAAGATACAACTCTACCGATTGCTGTTGAACCCAAACCAACAGTTTGTGTAACAAAACTGTCAGCTGTAAAGACTGCTTCACTGTAACCAGTACCAACAAGTTTCAGTGCATAAACTGCACTGGCCTTATCTTTGGTCAAATTGGTTGTTGAGTTGTAATTTGTGGGATTTTTGACAATTCCTACCTGTGCAAACTGATTTCCAGTGATAAAATCTGGATTTTGGGTGTCATTTTCAAATCTAGCATAAGAAAGTACGTTATAAGCACCTAATTCACGGTAAATATCTGCTCCGTGACCACCTGGAGGGGGAATAATTACGTTAAAAACGGGTGCTACACTGCCATTTGGGACACCACCATTCTCTAAATCAAGAGTTCCGAAGGAATATCCACTTCCTCCCCTTGAAATTGTCACAGATTCGACTTTTGAGTCGTTATTAATGACAACTGTGGCCTCCGCACCACGTCCATCACCCAAAATTGGCACTCTTGTATAGGTTACATTGGCAGTTCCGATACCAACTCCACGATTTCTAATGGTAACAATCTTTAATTGGCCACTTGTACCTGCATTTTCTCTTACAGAAGAGTAAGAACTGTTGGTTTCCCAGTCAGTTGGGACTGCAATATAGTTCGTTGAGTCAAATTTGATGATTTGATTCGGCTTAATCGTGTAAAGATACTTCCAAATATAACCATCACCACTGCTTCCAGCCTCTCTTGGCTCCAAATCTGTGAAATTTGGCTCGTCAAGAGAAGGACCACCTCTAAAACTATTCTCTGGGTTTGCGTTATTAAACAGGCAGATATAAACTTTATACTCACTATTCATTACATAATAGTTGGAGTCGTAGATATCATATGCTCCAGATGGTTGTGAAGGATTATCTCTATCAATATCATTTCTCCACATATCATATGTGGTACCCGATTGCCAGGCAATTTTTCTTATAACCTGACTTACATCACCCGAATTAATCTTTTTAAGGGCCAACATAGTGTCCCAGTAATAGTTGGAATCATCCAAACTATCTTTAGGTGCTGGAGGATTAGAATTCCAGTCACTCTGAAACTCAGGAGCATCTGGTAAACCAATCCAAGCATAATAAGAATTAGAAGAATCTTGTACGGAATCAACAAAATTCTTCGCGTTCAAAATACGAAGTTGATCAGTAATTATCGCAGCCATGTTTAGAGGACTTTTTTCTTATTTAGACGTGAATTTAGACAGTGAACAAGTTAGGATATACAACCATAGTTCCACCCATACCAGAGTGATTAGTGCATTGATAATACAATTGGTTGGGTGCATTAAATGGAACTTCAAATCTTATCGTACCGTTTGTCGATCCATTACCAACTACACCGTTATTGTATGCAGCACCTCCATTAGAAACTCTGATTTCGAATGGATGACCCCCTCCACTATTATTAACAAACTCATATACACTGCCTCTAGCAACATAAACAACAGGATCACTAGTAGTTTGAGTAAACCCTATACCAGTGAAAGTGTAGTGACTTGTACCATCAGCACCTAAAGTCCACTTACCTGATGTTACATAAGATGAATCACCATAATATGTTGCACCTGTAACTACACCTAAGGTAGAAACACCAGTAACAACCAAAGTATTTGTGCTTACATTTTCTGTAGAACCACTTCCAGCAGAAGATGAAATTGTGGTGATTCCTGCATTCGTTGTTACTGTAATATTACTACCAGCCGAGATCAATGTGGTGATACCAGTCAGACCAGAACCGTCAGCACCAGTTAATGTAAGGTTTGTACCAGTGCCATAATATGTTGCACCAGTAATGACACCAAGTGTCGATACCCCAGAAACAACTAAAGTATCAGCACTTATGTTGGAAGTATTTGCAGCTCCAATATATGAAATGGTTGATATACCAGAATTTGTTGTAACACTTATATTGGATCCAGCAGAAATAAGTGTAGTAATTCCTGTTACGTTAGAAGCATCTCCAGAAAATGAAGTGGCAGAACTTACACCTGTTACTAAAATACCTTGTGAAGTTGTCTCAAATCTCTTAAAGTCATTATGATATAACAAAATATTATAATTATTGTCAGTATTTGATTCAACAAGAATAGTAGAACCAGTTCCTGCAATAATGTTTAAGTAATTTGTAACTAAGTCAAGAGATCTTATACCAGAGTCAATTACATTACCCGAAACATCATCATGGAAAATTTTAAAATCAATATTATCACCAAAAACAATTTGTTTGTTATCTTTAAAGAATACTGACCCACCAAAACTCACATTACCTGTTAATGTGGAGACACCAGATACATTCAGTGTTCCTGCAGAGTGACCTGCACCAACAAATAACTGTCCAATTGTACCAACACCAGTAATATTGATGTTTCTACCAGTTACTTCATCATATACAATATCATCCAATACATAGAGATCACCACCTACATACAAGTCA